ATCCATCAGTTTTATCTTTACGATTAACTTTCTGCCAATCTTCACCTAAATCTTCCCTCCAATTTGATGGTGATGGTTTTAAAGGTTCTGGTTTGATGATATCTACTGCTTCTATTTCAGTGAATTTAATTTCATCAACATTCCAGTCTTGAATAGTCAATTCACTTTCAATCGCAGTATTTTCTTCTACTTTTTCAGGAAGTTTTGCATGTTTAGTGGATGCATATTTTTCTGCATCTTTTTTACTCATACCTTCAGCTGCCTTTTTAACTTCATCTGACGCATTTGGCATCTCACCTTTCAAGTATGAATAAACCATACCCATAAATCTTTGTTGACTTTTAGATAATGCCTTTTCATCAAGAGTTTCACCCTCTAATTCATTTGACATAAACAATTTTGTGTAATCGACAGGAGATTTAACACCTTTTGGCAACGCCATATTTTTAGGATTTTTAGGTGTCTTTGGTATTGTTGTTTTTTCACTTACAAATTCATCTGTCAAATCTTTCTGTATTTTATCAATACCAGAACCAGGCATCAACTGACTATTTGAATGATAATTTTTATCAAAATCTTTAAGATCTTTTACTGGACTAAGGAACTTTTTTTTAATATTTTTTTTCTTTTCTTGTAGTTCAGAAGAAGTATCCTTTACTTCTTCTTCTTTGACTTTTTTACGCAGTTTGGATACCTCTTACCAAACATAGTTTTCATTCCTTTCTTTTCGTAACCTGGCCAACACTTTTCATCAAGTTCTTGTCTCCAATCGGAAAATCCTTCCATATTGGTTGATATACCAACTCTTCTTCTTGGTGCAGGACCTCTTCTCTGATCTTCAGGATCTGGACGCATACTATAATCTCCTGGTTTTGTTTGATCTGGTGCTGCTGGTAGTGCTCTGCCTCTTGTTTCAATTAAATTATTTCCAGATGCTTCAACTTCTTCTTTCTTTGAGTTACCCCAGTTTGCAGCACCAACTTTACGACACTTAACTAATGCACCTGATGCATATGCACTTGGCCAAACTGAATATCTTGACTTAACTTTATAATAGCAAGCATCTTTAGTTCCACTACCTTTACCTTTTCTATCCTTTACTTCATTTAATTCTTCTTCGTGTTCGTGTGGAATTGTATTTCCATCAGCATCTTTTTTATGATGTTCTTGTATATCCTCTAAAAGTATATCTCCTACTACAACACCGTTTTCTGCAAACCAACCACGATTAACTTCAATTGCATATCTTACGTCACCATCAGGATATACAGGAATTGGATTCATTGGATCTAATTCTTTAATACTTTCAATTATACCCTCTTCGTTTATAAAAGCAATATCAAGAGGTATGAAAGTATTTTTCATATGGAAAGAATGTTGATCAGTATTTTCAAATACAAAAAGCATACCACGATCTTGTTCTAAACTTTCACGGAACATCAGACCTAATTTAAACTCTCCATCGCTTTGTGGAACTTCAAGTTGAAGTGGTAATGAGATAAATTCTTCTTTCATTTTCTTTTTCTTTTTAGGTTTGTCAGTTTTGACATAAGTTGGTTTTGCAGCACCTCTTTTAGACTGCTGATTTGGATCTGCCTTTTTCTTTCTTCTCGCTGCAGATAATCTCTCTTTCTTACTCATACTGGCTCTCTTAGCAGAAGAAACACATTTAGGTGTTCCCTCACCTGGTTCATCACTGGCACAGGTTCCACCTGTAACCACGTTGACCCATCCACCTTTACCGTCCTTAGATTTAGAACCCTTGAACCATTTATGAAGTGAACCTTCTTTCACTTCTTCTTTATCAGTCATATAATCTGCTGCAGTATCAATATAGTCTGCTGCTTTTGTTATTTTAGACTGAACCCACGCTTTTACATCTCCTTCACCTTTACCAACTCTTTTTTAATTTTTTTTGCAGCGACAATAATATTATCAGTTTGACGACGAATCATTTCATATTCATGATCGCCATGCTTCTCTTCATTCATCGCTTTGGTTTTCTTTTTCATTGAATTGATAAATTTTCTATAAACAGCTGCTTCAGCGGTTTTGCCCATCACTCTCGCTCTTTGCTCCATAGCAATTGCTGCTTGAATTTTATGAGCATGTGATCGACCTGATTTCCTAATTTTTGCCACGCTTGCTTTCGCTGTTGCGACATCCTTAAAACCAAGTCCATGAATAGTTCCTTTAGGATCTTCATCAGTGTATAAATCAGAGTGTTTTTTTGATTTAGCAGGTTGACCTTTTTTACGGGCAATGCGAGGATTTGATTCCTCAGTCATTTTCTTTTTCTTACCTGCACAATGTGCTTTCTGACTAAAACCTTTTGGGTTATTGCAATCAATAGACTTTTTATACTTTGCAGACCATCCTTCCTTTACAAGAAAACCATCCTCACGAACAGTATATCCTTCAGGAATAGGTTTACACTTCTTATCAGTGTTACAATAGTATTGTCCCTTTTTACAGGAAGTCTTTGTCATTATACAGACTATTCAGAGCTATTATTATTTAGCATTCCATCTTTTAACATCTTCTGCAATTCTGCGGTGCTTCCAACAAATAAAGCATTGTTAGTAACTGTGCTTTGAGTTTTTGGATTATCTGCCTCTATTTCTTTTACTTTTTTGTGTAAATCTGCTAACTTATCTGTAGTATCTGCAACACTTTTTATTAATTGACCTGCAACTTCATATGCTCTTGGACTAGCAGTTTCTCCTGCAACTTCCATAATTCCATTAATTGCTTCTTGTCCCTTTTCAATTAGTGAATATAAATTACCCCTTGTATAATCATAATCCTTTTCAACGTTTTCTGCTCTAGTTTGACTCTTCTGTAATTCAGTATTTTCTGCTTTAACAATCGCATCTACTTCAACACCATCATCAGTGTTGAAAGTATCATTTAAAGAATCAAACTTACTCATTAGATATCTACTCCTCTATTAGGTGCAAAATCTTTTGCATCTCCGAAGAACGAACTTGTTTCTGTAAATCCAAAATCATCACCTGGTTCAATTAATAAGTCATCTGCAGTATCTATAACGTTATCTTCGTTATAATCTTTCTTTGCTTTAGGTACAACAGTATATCTTTGTACTCTTGATGCTGTTCTTGTATTTGTATCTGAATAGTAATCCAACTGAACTTTTTTGATAAGTCCCTCTGGAGTATCTGCAATATGATTGAAGAAAAATGTTTTTGCTGTAAATGATAAAGTGTATATCAGTGCTCTTCGTGTTGCAAAATCTCCTTCATAGTCATCTTGTTGTGATATATTTTGAAGCACCATTGGAATATCTCTTTTTTCTCCAATAGACCTAACTAAATCAATTGATATATTAAAACCTGGTTGAAAAAATGGTAATATCTGTTCTAATATTTGTAATCCATCATCTTGTAATTTTACAAGAATATTTAAATCAAATCCAAGATTATATGGAACAGGCATGAATACCTTTTTCATCTTGTTATTATTAACGTCCTGTGCTTTAAATGTTTGTGTTATACCTGCTTTTCTTGTAGAGTCGTAAGATATATTAGTAATTTCAAATGACATTCTAGGTAATGTAATTTGAGTTGCTTTATTTAATTCTGCTTGCTGTGTAATTCTGGCTAAAAACTTTTGTCTAGGACCATATGCAATGGGAACTTTAATTTCTGATATCATATTTCCTGCACCATCATCATGACGTACATGAATATCATTGAACAGTGTGCCAAATGCAATAACCGTTTTTCTTACAATTTCGTGATAAAAATAATTCCCTAACATTTTCTTACATGTATGATTCTGAACCACCTATCATGTTATGACTAACTCTTGATAACTGATACATCACTTCATGTATAGTTATTAGTTTTTCTTTTCTGGTAGGTCTTAATAGAGTCGATGGTTCTACTTTATCGTCAAACCAAGGATCGTATTCTATATTGTCTGGTGCTGGATAAGTCATTAAAAACTCCCAAATGGATTTGATTCTGTGAAGTCAATGAGCAAGTCTGCCTCTGACTCAAATATATCTCCTTCATTATATTTATCGTTACTATTCTCATCATCAAATGTAGAAACACTGAATAATGCACCAGAAGTAAGACCTTTAATATTCTCACCAGGAAAGAATCCTGTCGTTGTCGTACCAATTCCAACATTACCAATTTTAAGTATACCAGTATCGAAGTCCCAATTCTTAACTCTTGCTTGTGTTCCTGAACGCATTCCCTGAACGACTTCATTAAATTGATATGTTCCAACACCACTGATTGTTTCAGGGTCATCAATAGTGATTATAGGTGCTTGTGTGTATCCTACACCAGGATTGGTTATGAATAAAGTCTTAATTTCATTGAATTGTGAAGTGGTCTGAATTCCGATTGATGCTAATCCAACTGCACGATCACTTGCTACACCAGCGTTTGGAATAGGTATGTTAATTCTTGGTGCGGTTCCAAATCCAACTCCTCCATCAATTAAACTAAATCTTACAATACCATTGGATAATGTATTAATTGAACAAGTTGCAGCAGCACCACTTCCACCACCACCAGAGATAGTAATTGTAGGTGCTTCAGTATATCCAAAACCAGTTTGTGTAAGTAATATT